AAAATCAGAATCTTATCATCAGTAACCCAATCAACAGGCACAATCGGTGTGCCGCTGATGGCCATTGATCCGTCAACGTTTGTCAACACACCACCCGAACCGGAATAATAACCGTTGGTGTAAGTGAGTTTGTTCAAACGCGCCAGTTGTTTATGGCTTACCAAACCAACAGAAGCAGCAAACTTCGCTGTCCTTTGATTTGCGATGTAATCAATGATTTGCTTTACATCATCAGTTTCCGCTGTGGTTGTTGAACCGGTGGCAGCACCTGAAACTGTGGCAAAGAAAGTGGCGTTCTCACCATTTGCACCGCTGTAAAACTCCCTTAACAGAAGACGTGGAAGTGTTGACTGCATCCACGGTAACGCTTTGTTCATTTGCTTTGAATAGCGAACGAAACCGGCAATGTATTTGTTAACGGTCTTAACCTCGCTGAAATCGTAATCAATCTGTCCTTTTGCTGATCCTTCAGTTTGAACGGCTACACCGCCCTCACCTGCTGATTCACGGTATTGTACCGAAACAAGCGTCCCGGAACTTTGTGTAGGAATAAGATCACGAAAGTTCACCAATGTTGAAGGCAGGATGGCCTGACGCGGATTGTAAGAAGCAACTGAATCACCGGTTAAGTTAGTGGCCAATGTCATGTTACCAACTGTTTTCAGGTCCAATTCGGCTTTAAAACCGTTTCCTTTACGTACCTGGCCGATTGCTGCTGCGTTCTTTTCAACCATTTCAGCAAATGCTGATGCAAATGTTTTTGGCTTTGCATCAAAATGCTTTTCATCGAATTTCTTTTGGAACTCATCAAAAGCCTTTACGGTTGTTTCAACGTCTGATTTCAACTGCTCAATATCCACGCCTTCAGGCAGTGTTTTAATTTGAGCCAGCTTCAGGTCGATGTTTTTGGTAAGGTTCTCGACTGCTTCCTTTGCGCTTTCAACGCTGTATTTTTGGGATTGTGCAAGCAAATCGCTTTTCATTGCTTCCAGTTCCACAAGTAATTCTTTCTTTTCCATTATTTTAATGTTTTTCTGAATGATTGTATTGCTTCGATTAAATCCGGTTCAGTAGTAACAACTGGCTGAATGGCCTTTAAATCAATGATGTATTGTGATAGCTGCTTTGAATGCAGCAGTAACATTCCGATTGTTTCATCGGTCGCGTCGGTATTCTTACAGAACTTTTCAATGGCTTTCTGCTGCTCGACAATCTTATCTACGTCAAATTCGGCCTTTAGTCCTGTTAACGGGGTTAATGGATTCGCTCCCCATGCAGTCAATGAAGAACCCTCATAAAGTTTGATCTCTGTGATTTCAGTAATATCAGCATTGTCTTTTAACTGGTTTTTCTTCACAGAAATAAACCCGATTGAATGTTCCGAAATCAAACCACTTTCAACCATTTTAATGAAGTCAACACCTAAAGCATGTTTGCCGATTTGGCTTTCATAGGCAAGGCCGTTACCGTCCTCAATAAGTGATTTAATCACCCCTAACGGTTGCGATGGGTTGTGATTCATCAGGTGTTTAATCCTGCTGAAATTCTCCTTTATGGTCTTTGTAAATGCTCCTTTGCGGATAATATCACCATCGCTGTCTACATTGTCGAACTTTGAGAAATATCCGGTAACAATGCCCTGCTTCGCGTCTGCATCCTTAAATGCAGCACCATCGCTAAAACTTTTATACGAAAAGATTTTATCCACGGAATAAAATTACCTTTTACATAGCCTTTATTTTTGCTACATTTGTATAAAATTGTAAATATGAATTTTTACGGAAAATCAGTAAGAATAAGTAATGATGTTCATCAGCAAATGATTGAACACCTAACCGAAGCCGTTAAAATTGGAAAGTGGGTAGAAAATGCGATTAAAGAAAAGATTGAAAGGGATACAAACAAAGGCAACCCGATATTTGAAAGGTTTTACGATAGACTGGAAACTAAGAACGGATAAGCCTACCACTTGCATCCCTCTTTGCCTCAAATGCAACAGTGCAACGACAATTAACAACTTCACTTGCCGGTACTGCTAAATTGTTCGGCTGCTTTCTGGCACCCGGCTGCATCATTTCCGCATCAGGTAATTTGAAAGGCGTATCAATATCTATTTCCGTTCCATCAATATCTCTGTGGTTGTGTCTTGTACGTGCATCTTTTACAGCTATCCATACCTTATTCCATTTCGCTTTGCTTTGACGTACGTAAATCATTGAAGCACCATTTGCAGCCGTTACCGTTTCAGTCCTTGCTATTCTCCTTGCCCTCATTGCGCTAAATTCAGGATGCACTAAAAGTTTCTTTACTATTTCATCAAAAGATAAACCCAATGGCAAAGAATCAGAAAGAACTTTAGCAATCACCTCACGGCTGTATCGTGTCATTAATTCAGCATCATTCAATAAATCAATACCGAAATACTCACGCATCAAATTAATAATATCCTCATTGAAACCCATCGGCAAACGTGCCTTTGTGATTGTCTTTCCTCTTATGTCTTTGCGGATCTCATTTGCCCATAGCGGGCCAACTTTTGAGTAAAGTTCTTTTAGTGCCGTGTAGATGGGATATGCAGGAATTAACATATGGTCTTTACTTTTCTCAAATGCCCTTACCTGCTGCTGTAATGCCTTTTTAAACAACTTTGTAAACGTCAACTCATGCCTTTGCTGAAAGCGATTCCACTTTCTCCAAAACTGCATATTTTCGTTTGGTGTCATTTGATTGATATGCTTATCCCAAGTCCTCCAAGGCGTGAGGCCAATTCTTTTTTTACCTCCGACCTTTTCCATTCGTTCTGCTGCTTCTTACGTGGGCAGTCAGGTGTCGGCAATTCCTGCAAAAGAATCATGTTTACTTTTTTCTCGCAAATACTCGCTATTTCAATAACGCTTTTACTCATTCGGATTCATTGGTAAAGTAACATCAGGAGGGGCAGCACTGAAATCTGAAATAGGCTGATAGCCTGATTTTATGTATGGCAAATCCATCAGCGGATCGTCGTACCTTTCAAATCCGAATGCTTCCATTACATCGTTAGGGATTATTACCGGCATGGCCGAATAAACAGAAGCCTTTGCATTCATGTCTTCCTGTAATTCAGCAACATCACTCAAATCAAATTCCACCCTCTTTGTATAGTTGGCGGATATTTCTTCATCGTTATTTAATTGGTCTTGTACGATTTTCAAGGTAGGCAAAATGGCATTGCTGTAAAGTTGTTTGCTCATTTCGTTTACATTGCTTTCCGTACTTGATGAATCGTTATTGAAAAGAATAGATGAAATAGAAAAGGCATTACATATCTTTTGGAAGTCTATTTTTTGAAGTTCTGCAACATCCAAATCAGCCAATGGTAACCCTAACTGAATGTATCCCATTTCCCCAACAGCGTTGTAAGGTGCGCCCTTGTTGGATGAATTATTGAAAAACTCCTGCATCCGCTTTTGCCGTAACCCGAAAGCCTCCACATCAAAGTTTTCTGATTTTTCGTAAACAATCCCAGGCACACCACCGTTCTGCATCTGACTTACTGAAGCATCCATTCCGGCTTTTAATCTTGTTAACCGATGCGTTAACGCTTGTACCGGTCCGAATCCGCGCCACTTTGTATAGTAATCATTTGACGGGTTGAAGTACTTAAAATGAATAACCTCTTCAGGTAAAAGTTTCAATTCAAACCCCTGCTGAAAGTCCTGATAAATATACCCAAGTACATAAGTGGGGAAACCGGTAGAAAGCACCACACTCATGTTTGACGGGTGAAGGAAAGTCAAATCGTAAACACCACGATTAACACCTGCACCCAAACGATTCTTATACGCAAAACATTCACCTGTGCCATAAAGGAAGGTGAATAGTTCCACCCTTTTTTGAGTAGATAAATTCCTGATGAGTTTCGACAGCGGATCTGTAGCAGGTAGTTCCTCCTCTGTTGCGATATTATCGCAATACATCGGAATCATTGCGGATGTGTTGGCTAATCTCTTTACAACTGAATAGATATCATCTACCGTTTGGTAGGCTACAATGTCCTTCCATACCTGATATGTGGGGAAAATCTGCTGACCGATATTAACAGCCTGTGCAATGGTTGAATTTACCTGATACGCCTTAGCCTGTGAACGGACCTTATCAAGTCCGAAAATCTTACTGAATATGCTCATGCAATGAACTGTTTAACTTGTTTTAAATCGAAAATTTCACGCATCATAAACATATCCAATAAGTCAGGACTTTCACCGTTTAACTTTACTTTCATTTCATCCTTACCAATAATCCTTAGCTTCCCATCCATGTCAACCTTTGCCCTTTTAATAGCCTTACGTTCATACATGAACCGTTGCCTTACCGTCATTGTCGCATCATACATCTTGTTGGCACAGCGTTCATTAATCTTCATTTCGCCCCGGTTAACCTTATCTCCTGAACGGTAATAGCATTGAGTTTTAAGGTTCTGATAGTTTTCCTTTATCAGTTTGTTACTTGCATTGTCCTTCACTTCAATAGGCGAAGCCCCTCCGTTAAATGGTATTGCGCCACGTATAAAACCATCAACGTAACTGCCAACACCATCTGAATCATAGCAAATATAACGATTTTCTACTGAATAATATTTGGCAACTTCACTTATCAAATCAATCACCTGTTTTCCGTCAGACTTATCCATCACCTCAATATCCATCAATTCATTTCCTTCCCAATACCCGACCACAAGTTTGTTGCTGCCCTTCATGGCAATATCAGCTGTTATATACTTGCCTTTTTTGTTCACCTCTTTAATATTCTCAAACAGCCCCAGGAATGCAGCGTAATCGTAAACATCCAAAGGTGACGCGCTCATCTTCCAATTACCTTC